GTTGCATTTCGCCCGTAAAACTGGCGGTGTGCTCCCTATGGTAAAGCCGATTGCTCGGCTCCCCGATGGTCTCTCCATCACCCGTGGTGCTACCCTAGCATCATTACTTGTAACCATCTTTGCCCCTAACAAGGCGAAACTTCATTAAGGATTTACAAAAATGGCAACAATTGCTAACGTAGTCGTCAAGAAAACTGACGGCGTCACTGATGTCACCTTCACAGCCATCGCTGGAGCAGCTGCAGACGGACAACCTGCCACTTGGCAGAATGTCGCTGGCAGCACGATCCGGGCTTACCGCCCTACTCTCTCCATGAAGGCCAAGCTCAACGGAACGAAACAGGCTCGGCGTGTTGATGTAACCGCCCTGTTCCCAGTAGTTCGCGTTGTGTCGTCGGTTGATACGTTGATTGGTAAGATTCCTCTTGATTTCTCTGTCCCTGTGCCTGAATGGGCCACGGATGCAGAAGTTAATGAAGCTGTTGATCAATTCATCAATCTGCTGGCATCTACTCACATCCGTACGCATATCAAGGGCGGTATTTCCCCTGTCTAACTGACAGGATCACCCAACCCTTAACGTACTAGTGGAGTATAACATGCTTACAGACGATATGAAGCGTGTGGCCTTACGAATCCTCAAGGCCCTCAAAGTCGACGAAGCTGAAAAGGTCGCTGACCATATAAAGCATAGTCGGTGGGACGACGTCGTGATGACGAAATTCGACCCTCTGTTACACCAGCATCGCACTATAGACGACTTCCGTCGAATCTGCCTAGCCCAAGAGTTTCTGCGTAAAGCAGACTTTCTGGACACTAGCATCGACAGAGCAGCCGTAGCGAGAGCTGGATTCCTTGACAACGAAGCCCAATGTTTTACAGCCAATCGGCATCTCGAAAAGTTTGTTGACTTACGCGTCTTGGAGACGCCAGTCGAAAACGGCTTTTATGAGATCGTTCTGAAAGCGCAAGCCTTCATAAAACGTACATTGGGCCCCGTGCCGGACAGCCTTCGAGGCAAGTTCGGACCTGGAGCAGTCTTTGAGTCAGAAGTTTGGCGCCATAAGAAATCTATGACGCAATACGACAAACTTCGTAACCAGCCATGCGCATCCCAAAATGTTTCTGAAGCGATGTTGGACCACGTAGTGTGGCAAACCGCATTTGCTTCGGCTTGGGCTGTCGCGTGTCCTTCAAGATTGTTTCCCCGGACCAAAGGCAACCGTTTCACGACGGTTCCTAAGGATGCCACAAAAGACCGTGGCATTGCTATAGAACCTGGCATTAACGTGCTAGCTCAATTGGCCGTAGGGGACGTACTCAAGACTCG